ACACCAGGAGGTCCAGACAAAAGAAGATTAGGAACCTCACCTTTATCTAGGAAGTCTTTGAAAGTCTTCTTGGTAGCATCGGGAAGAATGCACTCGTCAATAGTCTTTGGTCTATACGCCTCCACCCAGATGAAAGGTTTTTTATCAATTTGGTTCATAGTATTATAAATAAAAGTGGGACGATACTTTTCAACTATGCTTATATACAAGATAGTCAATCAAGTGAATGGTGATTTTTACATTGGAAAAACAACCAAACCAAAAGAAGTTAGATTACAAGAGCATTTTTATAACTCTTCATACAACTCACAAACACACCTCCATAGGGCAATAAGAAAATATGGTTGCTCTAATTTTAGCATAGAAGAAGTAGAAACCCAAGTTCTGGAAGAAAAATTAGACGAAAGAGAAATATTTTGGATAGGAAATTTAAATCCAAAATACAATATGACTTCTGGGGGAGATGGTGGAAAAACCTACCATTCACCAAATTTTATCAAAGCAATGAAGGAATATCATAGCAAAAAACCAAGAGAAGAATATGCTACTTATGGTATGAAGGGGAAAAAACAATCTGAAAACTTTTATGCAGCAATTAAAAAATCAAATTCAAGTCCAGTAAGTATTGATGGTGTAGAATTTGAAAGTATTAAAGATGCTATGAAAACTCTCAAATGGACGGAAAAGAAAGTCAGATATAGGGTTGATAGCAAAAATTATCCTAATTGTTTTCGTTTAAAATAAAATCACTCATAATTATACCCAGTCAGGTTTACGGTCGGGGATACGAAGATAATTATCGCACACCCACGGTTTAGATGCAATATACATTTTGTAAGCATCAAAGGTGGAGATGCTTGTGTCAAGTTTGTACTCGTCAGGCATTGCCCTTACGAAGGGTGTAGGACCCTTCCCAGAACGCCCTGTAGGGTCTCCTGAGGGGAATATATCCTTTGCTACCATCAAGGTACGAAAGCAAGTATGGACCTTACCATAACGCATCTTGTACTCATCACAGAGAGCAATGCCATGTTCAAGCAACCATTGCCAATTCATCACAAATTCATTTGCCCAGATAGTGCAGGGATGATTGCGAAAAGCACCCTTCTCAGTCGCATAGGGAGTACCGTCTGCTTTGGGAAGGGTGCCGAATCCATGTCCCCATTTATCAGAAGCAACAATAGCAAGCATCTGACAAGTCTCTAGGGGCATTTTAACAATGTGTTTGTCTGGAAGAACCCTAGCGGATTCCCAAGGATCTGAACTTGTGACAAAAATGTTCATAACAATTTTGATAAAGAAATTATCAACAGGAATGTAAGCATAATAACCACATCCCAAGATTTTGTCCTAACAAAGTAAGGAACTGAAATAAAGTCTGCAACAAAGTGTAAAATTACTCCAAATGTTACACTTACATGCAAAACAATAAAATAAGCAGCAATCACAAGAATGCTGCCCAATACTCTCATTGCAACATCAATCGGAATTGTTTTTTGTTTCATCAACTATAAATTGCATCATATAATCCACACCCCATTGTAGTTTGTCTGGGGGAATGTCGCATATTTGTTGTGATAAAACTTTTTGTGCTTCTAAAATTCTCTCCTTTCCAAGAACATTAATCATAATAGAAGAGATACGCATGAATTCAGAAAAGTCTTCTTTATTCCCTTTCTTTGTTCCACTCACATACAAATCACGAATTTGTCCGAAAGTTTCTGCAAGATCATCACCGAAAGTAATTGTTTCTTCTTTAAGAGGAATTTGCATATTCTTAATACAGGACATGCTAAACTTCATGGATTTTCTAGTATCTTCAATAGATAGTGCCCACGGATCATTCCTTCGATAAGAATATTGAATAATACCATTAGTACATTCTAATACTCGAAGAATTGCAAGATTGCGTTTTTCTTTTTCTGTAAGATTTTCAAATACATTTTTCCAGTCTTTCATTTTACAGGTTGCGGACCACCAACAATTTTAGCAGAGGGAATTTGTGCTTGAGCAACTTTTGTCGCATGACACTGGTTATTTGCCTCAACAGTTACTTCCAGGTAACGAGTATCACCTGGAAGTTGATATCTCACAATATACCTCATTCAAATGTAGAATCGGGTTCGAGTGCAATATAGTAAGTCAGATCATATTGGGTACTCTTGAAACGAGACAACAGTTTCTTGGATACAACTACTTCATAAGAACCAGGAATAATCTTAATATTCTCAACTTTAAAGTTGAAAGAGAACTCACTTTCAGTTTCACCAACAATAACAGAGAAGTCATTAGAAGTTTCGTTCTTCTTATCGCGAACAACAAGTTTGACTACACCTGCTTCACCAACTGCAGAAAGGTCTGGCAGTTGATACACTGCTGCTGCTTTCAACAGTTTATCCAGTTGATTAGTATCAAGAGTGAAACATACATCTTCAGTAGGCAGAGAAATAGACTTCTCTGGAGGAGTCACAATGACATTAGGGTCTGCAAAGAAATACTTGGATCGAGATCGACCTTCTTTGATAACCACATAACCATCATTCTGAAAGTCAAGTTCTGCATTCTGATGCAAGTTAAGACCATTAAGGAACTGATTCAGATCATAAATGCCAAAGTCACGGGGAATGTCTTCAGAAATATTTGCTTCTGCAAGGATATTCTTCATCACAGAGATTGTCCTCAATTTAGTTCCTTCTTTGAAAAGAATAGACTGATTGATTGAAGAAAAGTTCTTGAGAAGGTTGAGTGTGCGATCAGACAGTTTCATATTGTTGGGTTTCAGTTTCATTGAGGATAGGTTTCGCGTTGTGCGTTTTTGTCATTGAAATTCATTAGAAGAACAGCATAGTGCAGAATCTTCATAATGTCACGGCGAGCAGTTCCCTTTTTGTCATATCGAGAAGCATACTTCAGAATATTGCTTCGACAAAATGCTTCACCATCACCACAAGCTTCAATCAAATCAAGAGTTTGAATCTTGTCATCACCTGCAGAATAGTGTTGCGTATAAGTACCACGGATGTATTCAAGGAGTTCTTTAACAATCTCTTCTTCATTATACTTCCAAGGAGTTGCAGGAGAGTTAGAAATAATATCAGTCATATTTGGATTAGCAGTCAAAAATTCATAATCGCTGTGCCCCCACGGGAGCATACCATCATTGATAGCATAAGGATGTTCATCCATAATAAAGGGAAAGGCTCATTTTTACCTTCCCCAATTATATCAAACCGACTAGAATGTGTCAATCGACTCTTCAGAAGGCATTTGGAAATCAGCATCCACTTTGTCATACAGTTCAATGAATGCCTGTTTAGTTTCATCATCAAAACGATTGATACAAACTTGAAGTGCTTTTGCCTTATCGTTGAAGATACTATAAGCACGAATAATATGAACCAGGCGACGGGTGCTGATGATTTCCTCAATACCACCATCGTAGAAAGTCTTGCGGATGATGTCACCCCAATCCACCAGGCGCTTACAGAAATCTTTGTCTTCTACACCCAAGTCCAGAGCAACACCTTCAAGGATTTTCTGCTCGGTAGTAGGAGAAGGATAAGACTGCTCAAATGTCACAGGGAAACGCTCAAGAAATGCTTCGTTCAGGACATTGGTGCCAATGAAACGACCGTCATCAGAACCTTTACCTTTAGTGTTGGCAGTAGCAATGATATTGAATCCTTTTTTAGGATTTACCCACTTACCAATTTTTTTCAAGAAAACTCCTTTACCTTCAAGAATCGATTGAAGGCAAAGAATCTTGTTGGAAGCCAGGTCAATCTCGTCAAGCAGTAGAACCGCACCGCGTTCCAGGGCTTCGATGACTGGACCATTGTGCCAAACGGTTTCGCCGTTGATAAGGCGGAATCCACCAATGAGATCATCTTCATCTGTTTCAATAGTAATGTTTACACGAATCAGTTCTCTTTTGAGTTGGGCACAAACTTGCTCAACAGAGAAAGTTTTGCCGTTGCCAGAGAGACCTGTAATGAATGTAGGGTAGAAAATACGGGATTGAATGATTTTTTTAATGTCCCCAAAATTGCCAAACTTGACGAAGGAATCATCTTTCTGAGGGATAAGGTTTTGTTCGATTGCAGGCATTGCTGCAGGAGCATTATAGGAAACTTCAAGTTCTTCCACAGTCTCTTTAGTTACTTCCAAGTTCCATTTACCACGACCGACTTTACAATCAGACAGTTTATTGGTGACAGTCTGATAGTTAGCACCATTCATTGCACACCACGCACGAATGTCGCCAGAGGTTACAGTCTCACCATAAAGTGCTTGAAGAGAAGTGCGAATGTAGTCAGAGGACAGTGCCATTTGCTTTGTTTGAACTGAAGTTATTATAGGGCAAAAAGAAAGGGTCTTAAGACCCCAGTGTTCAGTCTTTCAACTGTCCATACCTATATTTCATAGCTTGGAGAAGATATGCCTGTGAAAGAGATTTGGGACCCTCTTGCAATATTTTAATGACCTTAGGATCCTTTTCTGATGCAATTGCAATGTCTTTCCAGTTTTCTTTCATGCTACCAGAGAAATAAATTCACCAAGAACTTTCTTATTTAGTTTCTTAGCCTTCAAACTCTTAACAAAAGCAGACTTAATTTTTGCTTTCGTTGCACCTTCATCAACATCAAATTCAGATCCATTAGCAAGTTCGGATGCAGAGATGCCAATGTATGCATCATATCCAGAACTATGAATCACAAAACTTTTTTCCTTCTTCCAATTTGCTTGAAGTTTGCAATATTCTTCAAAGTTTGTATGAATGCGAATAAAACTATTTGCATCACGCGGAGAAAGAACACGAATACCAATGAAATTAACAGAAGGAAAGTTGTCCTTTAGATTGTGAAGAATAAGATCAGTAAACTTACTCCATTCACCTTCAACTCGATATGTAATTCCAAGTTTACGATCACGCACAAAAGTAGAATAAGGACTCAAACGGCGCTGACCAATATAAACATCATTACCACGCTCTACTTCAATATGACGAGTCAATGGGTTTGCTTCACCATCAGTCAGAACAATACACTGAACTTTCTGCAGTTTATTTTCCCGTTGAAACTTAGGAAGAATCTGGTGCATTGAAACAAGTGCTTCATTCAAAGGAGTCCCAGAAAGAGAAAGGCGTTCTGGAATAGAATAGTTTGTATAATGATCGTGAAAGTACTGAGCAATACGCCAAATATTAATCATCTGCTTTTCAGTTTCTTTTCCAGTTACTTTACTGGTAAGAATGTTCATCATAGCAAATGAATCATCAACTGAAAGAAGTCCCTCCTTTTTTTCATAATGAGGTTTCCGTTGTGCTTCTACATATTCATCTTTTCGATAATCAAAGTAAGGACGCTTCCATTCATTCGTAAAAGCATATACTTCAAATGGAATAGAAACTTTACGACAGAACCAAATCAAATTGAACAGTTGCTTACAAGTATCCTCCAGAATGTTTGCCATAGAACCACTCCAGTCCAGAATAAACACAAGACCATGATTCTTACCGTCAGCAAGAGTAGTTACCTTTTTAAACAGGTCTTCATTATATTTGTAAGTGTGAAGTTTGGTGCAGTCCAGAACACCAGTGCGAGCAGTGGTAGCACGGGCATACGAATCTGCTGCTTTGCGACACTCAAACTCTTTTACCAAATAGTTGACTTCTTTCTGTGCAGACTTTTTGAACTCTTGATATTTTTTGTCTACCTCAGAATAAACATCTGAACAATTCCTTCTCTTTGCAAATTCTGTAAAGTAATCATCAATACAGCAATGAATTTCATCATTAGGTGCAATGATAGTATCAAGATTTACTTTTGGAACTTCAACATAAGTATATTCTTGTTGATTATTTCCAATAAGATCTTTCAGTTTTTCTTCAAGAGAATTAACTGTGTGAACTTCTGGTTCTTTAAGAGAAGGATCTGTTGAACCATTTTGAATATCAGGTTTTTCTGCAGATTTTTCATCAGTTTGTTGATTACTATTTTCATCAACATCACCTTCTTTACCATTATTTTGAGGATGTTGTTGCTGCTGCTCTTCTCCACCCTCCTGCTGTTGTTGCGCTTGAGTTTCAATATCTCCGACTTTCTCTTCCTCTTTTTCTTTCTTGCAATAATTATAAAGAATTTCAGAAACAACAACAACATCTGCAAATGTTTCTGTATTGGAAATCATTTCAATAATATCTTTTTCTTCGTCATTTTTTACAGGAACATCAATATGATTACCAATCTTGAACCATAGGTTTGCACGGTCTGCAAGGTTCATTTTTTCAAGATCTTCACCTTCCAGAACAAAAAAGTCATTATCAGAAAGTTCTTTATATCCGTTGTAAAAAGTTTTTGCAAGTCCCATATACTTGCGTTTGATCAATTTCTCAATGCGAGCATCTTCTACAATATTGACAAATTGATGTGGAATATTTTTAGGAGGATCTTGATTGGGAGTGAAGAGAGCATGACCAACTTCATGACCCACAAGCATATCATAAACTGTTCCACTTGCTCGTTCCCACTGGGGAAGCGTAAGAACACGGGTTTCTACATTGAACGATGCAGTCTCCACAGAACGGTTCTCAACCACCAAGTCCTCAGTGGCAAGAAGTTTGGCAAGTTGAGACTTAATTTCGTGACGAACGGTCATTGCTCTGTTGCGTATGGACCTATTATACAAAAAAAGGAGGTCCGAAGACCTCCAAGTGGACAGTTTGAAAAGTGGATCACATAATGAATTTATCTTCCACCACCTCTACGAATTGGACTTGGATTTGGGATTCCAATTGTAGTATTGCCAATTCTAACAGTGGGTCCTAGATATCCATCTCCAGGTTTTCCTCCTTGGATAGTTCCAATAGTTCCGGGAGAACCAGTGTTGCCTCTAATTTGACCGCCGCCATTGTTTCGACCGACTGATCCGCCGCCATTGTTTCTAGGGGGAATTCTACCGACCGAACCACCACTTCTAGGAGCAGGAGCACCGCCAGGAGATGTGGGTCCTTTTTTATCTGTAGATCTTTCTGGTGGTGCTGGTGGTAGTTTAGGTGCTGGTGGGACTACATCACTACTTCTTCTATCTAATGCGTCCTGAGTTCTTTTATTTCTCTGTCTTGCATCAGCAGAAGATTGTTCATCTTCAAGAATACTTTGTTTCCACGCTTCACTCATATTTGCCATAATAGCGAGTGCTGCTCCTTCGGTATCAGCATAACCTTCGCTCATCAGGTGACCCTTGACGATATCAAAGAGGTCTGCACTCTGTTGAAGTTGACCGTATCCAGTCTTTTTATCAGGAACTCCTACACCTTTAGGAGCTTCTGCTCTCCTTCTTTGTGTTTCATATCTATCCCTATCTGCCTTATTACGACTCTGGCTGGGATGTTGACCACCAGAATATTCTTCAGCACCCTCTGCCAATTGTTCTTGTTCCATATAAATGGAAGCATAAACCTCCATCAAATCTTTAACTTCTTTCGATTTCATTTTTTTAGAGACTTTTTAGATATTTATAAAAAAAGAAGGTCCGAAGACCTCCCAGTGGACAGTTTAGAAAGTGGTTTATTTTTTCATATTTTTCGCACCGAGTCTCTCAACTTTGGCACGACTCATACCAGTTTGTTTCATCTTTTCATTACCACCACCCGCTTTGAATGCGTCATCTTTGTTAATAAATTTTGCTTGAGTCAATCCTCTAAACAATGGTCTCACTGCATCACCATATCTTTGCAATGGACCTCTAGTATCCTTTTTTTCGGGACCAGTATATGGAGGAATATATGTTTTACTTTTTGGAAGGAAATCAAAGATGCCTTCAACAATACTCTCTCTCCACTCTTCACTCATATTTGCCATAATAGCGAGTGCTGCTTCTTCAGTATCAGCATAACCTTCATCAATCAAGTGTCCCTTGACGACATCAAAGAGGTCCACATCATCCTTATAATAGCGAACATTCTTTGCATTCTCGGGAGTTCTGCTAGGAAGAGAATTAGTTTCTTTTCCAGAATGAGTTGTTGATGTTACTTGTTCAGAAAACATCGCATTATATGACTCTTGAAGACTATGCAATTCTTTGTAATCCATTTTAAGAAAACTTTTTTAAATATTTAGTCTACTAAAACTTTTCACTTTCTCAAACTTAAGAACATCACCAAACCTATCTTCCATACCTGCTTTATGAGAAATAACAAATACATTTGCATTCGTAATTACATACCTGATAATTTTTAGGAATTCTTCTGTACCAAAACCATCAAGAGAACTATCAAACACCTCATCAAGAATCAACAAGTTTG